TCACCAGGTTCTTGGTGAAGTTGTCCGAATCAGATTCAGACATTTCGACCACGATGCCGTCGCGGTTGTAGAAGGTGGCAGCCTGATCCAGGTTGAGCACCAGGACGTTGTCTGCGGTGATCGCGTTGGACTCGACCACAGCGGTGCGCCACAAGCGCGGGGCGGAACCATCGTTGGGGTTGCCAACCAGGTAACGGCCTTGGCTGTCTTTCAGCGTTTCGATGGTTGCCCAATCGGCTGGGTTCAGCAAGATCGCGTTGGCTGGATACTCGTTGGCTGCCGCATCGCCCAAGATCGCGCGGATCAGGTCGATACGGGTGTAGCCAGCACCGAAGCGACTGGTCAAGCTCGCATTGGTGTAGCCGTGGGCGGTGAAGTTGCCAGACTTGATGAAGCCGGACATGTTCGGTGCCGTACCGTTACCGGCAATGATCTGGTTTTCAACGCGCAGGTTGACGCCGTAGACCATACGGGCGTTGATGTACGCGGTCAAAGCTGCGTTGTCTTGTGCCAGCTGGCGCGAGATCTTGATCCAATGGCCAACGGTTGCGACTGGCTCGGTCACCAACTGAGTGGTCACAGCCGATTCGCCCATTGCGCTGCCTTCAGCAGTTTCAGCGGCTGAGTTGGTGAAGGTCGCTTCACGCACGTAGTCAACAGCGTTGGACGCGGTGGGCAGCGAAGCCAACAACGATTCCAGCGTCAGGTTACGGAAGGCACCGCCAACCACATCTGGGCGGCGGTTGCTGAAGGTGTTGCCAACCGTATTGGTGACAGTGTTCTTCAGTTCGGCGCGGGCCTTCTGGGCACCGCCAGCCTTGAAGGCTTCAAACTGAGCGGTCTTGACGAACTGGGCGCCAATGGAGTCTTCACCCTTGGCGCCTTCGTTGCCCTCTTGGCCACGCAGTGCGCCTTTTTGCTCCAGACCCAACAGGCGGTCAGCAAATTCGCGTTGCTGGTTACCCAGGGTTTCCAGGGCCGACTTGGTGTCTGCTGACACTTTGCCCAGTGTGGAGATTTCGCCAGCGGCCTTTTCGTCCATGCTCTTCAGCTTGGACTCGATGCCCTCCAGGGCCTTCAAAATGATGTCTTGGCTCATGATTGCCTTTCAGAAATGAAAAAGCCACCCGAAGGTGGCTGCTTGTTTGCGGAATGAGCGCTTAGCCCGAGATTCGCTGGATGCGATCAAGGATGGCTTTGGTCGCCTCGTCTGCGTCATGTGCATCCCGCACACCCGGCAACAACTTGGCGCGGGCCGTGAACGCTTGCGCGGCCCCTTTGCTGAGACCGGCTGCATCCCGCAACAGGCACTCAAGATCTCGAACGGATTGACAGCCCTCGATGGCTTCGATGAAGTCAGCGCCCTTGACGCTGGTGGTGTCGATGCGGGCTGCCCCATCAGCGGGGAAGACCACGGGCGACACCTCAACCAGGTTGGACCACTTGCGGATCACGCGGCCAGTTTCGGTGGTGTCGTAGTCACCCAGCTTGACGAAACCGCCAATCGACAGGCCATCCAGGGTGCCGTGCTTCAGCGCAGCGTGGACATCATTGGCCTTGGAGTGCCCAGGGGTCAGTTCGCCCTTGACGAACAATCCGTGGTCGTCCTCTTTCGCGCTGGTCCACTTGCCAACCGGCATCGACCAGTCGTGCCCGTAGAACATCTTGGGCAAGCCATTCTTTGTCAGGGTGTAGGCAAATGCACCTTTGACGATGGTGTCACCGTATGAGTCGACACCACCGAACACAGAGGCATATCCCTCGAATGTCCCTGAATCGCCGCTCATCTTCAGAGAGACATCACTGAGCGACAGTGTTTTGCGAAGAAGCTGCATTACCGGCTCCGGTTTGTCTGCCCAACATCGAGATGGGCAAGAGGTTTGACTGAACGGTCAGCACACCGCCACCGGGCAGAGGCTCATCGTTTTCAAGTTGACGAACTTCGTCGCGCGTCTTCAGGCCGTTTTGAACCTGCTTGGCGTAGATCTCGACACGATCTTTCAGGCTTGCTCGCAACAGTGCGTCGTGATTCAACTCAGCCGTCAAACGTGAGCGCTGCTTTGGCGTCATCACGCGCTTGCGCACAGCTTGGTTGATCGATACCAACAGCGGGCCAACCGATACCTTGTGCCACCCATCAACAATCTGCTCAATGGCAGATCCCCAGGTAGTCACATTGCTGTGATGCACCAGCACTGGCGGTACATCAAACCAGCGGCAAATTTCCTCAGTGCTGTACCGGCGAGAGTCCAGCAACTGGATGTCTTCGGGCGACATCGTGAGCTGTTGGTACTTGAACTGTGCTTCGAGCACAAACAGCCTCGCCATGGGGCCCGATGCCATCTCAGCAAACCGTTCACGCACCTTTTCGCGCTGCTCAGGCTTGAGCACGCTATCGGTCATCAGCACGCCGCTTGGCTTGCCTCCGTTTGCGAATGTCTTGGTCGCGTGGGATTGGGCCCGGGCCGCCTCTGTCGTCGTCGCCCGCATGTATTCAAGGCGCGGCAGGCCAACAGTGCCATTGCCCAGGTCTTTGAGGTGCAAGACGTTGGCTTCAGACAGCACGGCTACATCGTTACCGATTCGGTATTCGTAGACCATCGAGCCGTCATCTAGCAAAACTGGCTTGGTCTGATCGGCCGGCATAGGCCACAGCGCCACGGCCTCTCCCAACGTTTGCCCTGGCATTGGGTCTGCACGCTCAATGCGGGCGTATGCGTTGCCCCGCAGATCATGGTTCAGCATCATGGCCATCCAAAACTCGTATGGCGTCATGCGAGCGTTGGGCGACTCATGCAACAGCTGGTACAGCCTGTCGCCACGCGCTAAGGTGCGGCGACCCTTTGCGTCTGTCTCATAGACAAAGAACGGAAGGGATGCCACAACCTTGGCTCTGCGGTCAACACATGCCCAAACGGTGGCGAGTTGCAGCGCCGTGTCGGCGGTCAGCGTGCTCGTGTCTTCCACAAGCGAGCCGACCGGGGCGGCATTTTGGGCGCCAGCGGCGTGCCCCAATGCGCGGCCACCCCAGCCAAACCAGCTAGTGACAATGGTGCGGATCGAGGCCATCAAGAAACCAAGGGTGAGTTAAGGAAATCATCAACTGACCCAGCGTTGGGATCATTCACAACCGCCCGGCTCATCGCCATCACAGTTGCCACAATCCCGTCGATGCGACCGTTGAGCTTTGACCGCTTTTTGTCGGGGCGGAAATTCCCGTTGCTGTCAAACAGCAGTGCGACGTTCTGCGCGCAGTAGCGCAACACAGGGTTGCCGCCGTGCTGAAGTTGCTGGCTGTAGACCAACTCTTCCAGCTTCTTTGAGCCCGGGTACATGCCGCCTGTGTTCTGCGGCACTTCCACCAGGGGAACGTCCAGGTCAATCAACTCGTTGGCCAGCTGCTGCGCGTTCCACCGGTCAAATCCGAGTTCGACCAGATCAAACTCGCGCATGACTTCAAGGATCTTTTCCTTGACAGGCTTGTAGTCGGTCACGTTGCCATCGGTCGCGCTCAGCCACCCATCGGCGGCCCAGCGCTTGTATGGCGCGGCGTCATCTGCCTCTTGCGCGTCAATCTTGGACTGGGGGCACCAGTGCCACACCAGGACAACCCACGACTCGTCATCGGTCTCAGGCGGGAACACCAGCGACAGCGCAGTCAGATCTCGCGTGCTGGCCAAGTCCAAACCGCCGAAGCAGCGACGGCCCTTGAGCATGTCGGGCGTGAACTTCTTGCGGCCGCCCTTGTCCCAAACTGCAATGTCAAACCAGCCCTCGGCTGAGTTGCACCAGATGTTCAAGTCCTTTGTCTTGAAGTTGGCCAGAGCCGATGGCAGCGCTGCAGCCTTGCGGGCCTGCGTGCGCATGTAGTTCAGCGTCTTGGACAGCCCCAAACCAGGGTTGGACTTGACCCATACCCGCTCATCAAGCGGGTCATCGTCGGCATCAAGGGTATAGACGTACCCAAAGAAGCTGTCGTCCTCACGCGTGCCTTCGAGCACGCTGATGAGGTAGTTGCGCACCTCCATGCAGATGCCGTCCAGGATGAACCCGGCAGTCGTGATGGCCGACATCAGCGGCTGCGAGCGTGCCCCCAGGGCCGACTCCATCACATCCCATACGTCACGCGACTTTTGCGCGTGCAGCTCATCGAACATGATGGCCGATGGGTTCAGGCCGTCCAGGTTGTCGGCATTGGCAGGAATCGGCGCGAACACCGAGGTGTCCATCGTGACCTTTTCCTGATTCAACCCTTCATAGACCTTGAACGACCGTTGCGCACCAGCAGACCGCCTGCACCAGCGTTTGATGTTGTCAAACGCCGGTTTGAATACGGTCATGGCCTGGGCGCGTGTGGTGGCCACGGCGTAAACCTCAGCGCCGATTTCACCGTCCATCATCCACAGGTAAGCGCCTTGCGGCCCCTTCCAGGTGGACTTGCCATTCTTTCGCGCGACCTCTTCGTAGGCCCGCGTGAAGCGGCGTAAGCCGGTATCTGCCCAACGCCACCCGAACAGCACCGCCGTCCAGAATTTTTGCCAAGGGTCCAGCTTCAGCGGCTGGCCTGCCAGCGGGCCTTTGCTATGCACAAAGAACCGCTCGATGTACTTGATGACGTGCCACCCGTGGTCAGGCACGAACGTCAGCCCCCGCAGATGGCCGACCTCCAAGTCCTCATAGTGCCGCAGCACCGCCAGATAGACCAGCCGGCCGACCACGATCTGGCCACGCAAAACGGGCAGGCCGTAGGCCGTGTCCCACTCCTGCGGCTCAGCAGGCGTCAGTGCTGCAAGCCTGGCTTTGGAGAGCTTTGGCCGTGCGCGACCAGGTCTGCGAAGAGATCGTCCTGACCGCCTTGGGCGCCGGTGTCCTTCTTGACCCTC